AATTGTATTAGCATAATCACTAATTGTATTTGCCACCAAAATGCTAGTAAAACTGCCTAGCATGGGTGCATTGTCTTCACGACCATCTACTTGATATATTACATATGTTAATGCTCGACCAATTTGCATGGCTTGTTCAAGATGTGGTTTATCGGCTGCGTCTGTATTTGCAGTAATTGGAACTACACCAGAAATTCTATTTGTGTGGTTTATAAATTGAACCATTTCGGTATTGGCATCAACAATATTTCCTAATGTTGTATAGATTGTTGTCCACAGCGGTGTTGTATTAGCAGCACCTTGTAAATTATTTGCAATGCTCACTAGAGTGTTTGCCGTGGTCCAAATAATGTTACATGAATTAGCTACAGGGTTCACATAATAACCAGTAGTATCATCATTTATCAAATCATCTCTCATCCATTGATTTGGTACCAATGCTGGCGCCGTATTCAATTGTTGAACAGCTGTATTTGGTAATGTAGTTATTGTGCCACTGGTGTCGGTAAAATTAAAACCTGTTCTATCAAAAAGAGTCGCCATAATATATCCTTAAATCATTTTTGGAATTGGTGGACCTGTAGGTCCTTTGAAGCCCACATGAATGTGGCAATTATGTAGTGCAGTATTTATCGTATCGGTCATTAATACTGAACTCATTAATCCAAAAGTTCCTAGTGGAGCTGCAACAGCAAGCAAAGCAGTAATTGTTGTCGAAGAAAAAATGCCTGTAGGCAGAACTGGAATTTGGCCTTTTAATGGATTACCTGGATCTCCTAGTCCACAGCTAACACCAGCCCTGGCAGTAAGTGTAGCACAGCTAACTGTATATGCGTCTAAGGCGCCATCGACAACCATGTTACCGGTAATAACTACGTCAGGAGTTCTAAGTGACAATGTATCTCCCATAAGACTGACTGTATCTTTTGATGTTATGCTGGCAGTTTCTTGAGCTGTAACGGTATAATCACCCTTAACAACAATACTGTAATCACCGTCAATCAATTCTTTTCTATTGCCCTTAACATGCAAGAGAGAATCTCCCTCAATTGTAATATTACAAACGCCACTAATTAAAACATTTTTATTTTTGGTAATAATTTCATAACCATCACCATAAATTTTATGTACTTCATCACCATTTGGATGCATTTCTGTAAATGTTCCTGAACGATGGTGTATACGTATTCTTTCTCCGCCAGGAGTATCATCCATCTCAAACATATGTCCAGATGGAGTTTGTGTAATATTATTAAATGGATATTTTGGTGGATATTCTATTGAAGCAGGAGATTCCGGCTCAGTCCATCCATAGTCTTCAGGAGGCCTTTCGGGATCCACTTCTCTCACATAAGGTATAAATGTATCTGACATATTTTATTATTTCACTTTTATATCAAGGTCCTTGGCCAACATCAAGTGGACTATTTATTGGGCCTGCATCACTAATTAATTTGTTCATAGCTACGCCTGCAGCATCAACTTCAGATTGACTTGTTGGTGAAAGAATTACTGCTGCTAAAGTTGCAGGTTGAACTGTTGCAATAAGTCTTGCGCCTGAGCTTGCTAAATCTTGAACGGCGTCAGCACCTTCTTGTACAGCAGTTATTATTTCTCCAATACCGCCAATCTCTACATCACCAACCAAATCCGTAAATAAATCTTTAAGGCCTTTTCTTAAAATTGCTGTAAATTTTCTTACACAATCTGTAAAAAAAGCTGCTGCTTTTGCTGGTAAACTGAGAATGTAATCAATCATTGCTCTCACTTTTCTAGCAACTTCCAGCCAACCACTAACAGTTTTTTGTACTTCTTTTACCACTCTAGTAAACTCTTTTATAAAAGCAGTAACTTTTCTAACTATATCTACAATCGTTTTTGAAATTCCAGTTGGATCAAGACACGTAGCACCAATGGCAGCATTGATAAGTTTTCTAATTACATCAAACACTGGACCAAAAAGAGTTTTTATGGCAGAAACAGTTTGATCAACCTCATATGAAATATCACAAACGTGTGCTCTACTTCTATTTGAAGTATCTATAGCAGTAAATTGCACAACGCCTCTACCTAATGGTGGCAAAGATGGTTGGCCAGGCCTGTCATAAATTTGACCAGCTGGCATACGAGGTGCACCAACTGGTTGTTTAACAAGCACAGTATTGATACCTGGAAGAACATGAGTTACAATTGGAAATTGAGCGTCAGTTCCATCAAGGAAAAAACCAATAACCCAATCTCCAACCTTTGGTGAGTGAGTTGTTGTTGACCCATTAACAGGCACAGCAACTTGAGCCCATTGTAAATCTTCCGTTGGTAAAATTGTTTTATCAAGATTGTGAAATCCGTTAATTCGAACCCGAAGCCTTCCGCTCTTTAAAGGATCATCATAACTTTCAATAACAGCTGTCCAATTATTTGGATTTGGTGAATCTAATCCATACATTTTCAATAACTCCCTAAAATTTGTGATAATTCTCTATTAGCCGCAACAATTGGTTTGGCAGAAGAATCAGTTACAACCTCCACAATAGTTTCAAACATCTTGTATTTTATAATATGCCTTGTTGAAAGAATAGCATATTTTCCTTTTAATGTTACATCAGAGTTATCTGCACCCCTAGTATTAAAAGATCGTTTTGGAACATCTAAATTAATAGTTTTACCTGGAGATATCAAAAAGTTTCCAGGTAAAGCTAACTTCAATCTTTGAGCTGTAAAATTTTGAAATATTGCTTTTCTAGCATATGAGTACTTCTGTGGAACATCATCAGTAGTTAAAGATCCTGGCTCTCCGTTTTTAATCCATTCAGATTGATTTCTTGGTCCAGTTGTTAAATGATAAACTACTCTAGACTGATCCATTTGTGAGTTTGTTTTATTTAATTTATTCGTATCAATTGGCAAATTAGGATTTCTGTTAGCATGACTTGTTGATCCATATGAAGTATTAAAAGTTTTCTTTTCAGGTATTATTTGCCTAGTTAGTGGATCTATTCCAACATATGTTCCAGCAAAAACACCAGCTTGAGTATTCTTAATAAAATCAAATTGACTTATAACTTCCATAGCTCTAGCACCAAGCAATTCAGCCTTTAAGTTTTGATCTCCATTTTCATCACTTAAATTTTTAACATCAAAGTTTACAGAAAATATAGGTTCTTGTTGCATAATTTTTGACAAGGTTGTAAAATTATAACCACCATCGTTTTCAAAAAACAAAAATGTTGGTTGTCCTTTTGAATCAATTGCCCTCTTTGAACACCAATTTATAGCATCAAAAGGTTTTAACGTGGGTATAATTACATCAATTGCACCTACTGATTTTTCAAAATTTCTTTCTTTAAAATTGTTTCCAGAAACTTTTAATTTATTGACTAGTATTTTTTTAACTATATCGGTATAAGTTCCTTTATAACACTCTGACAATGTTTGTTGTTCAGACAAAATAATTTCTTCAGAAGCAAATTTTAAAACATAAATCTCACTTGTTTGATTCTTATTTTTTCTATCCGATTGTTTATAAATTCTAAAGGCTCGTTTAATATTACCAAAGCCAGTACCCTTATCTATATCAATCAAAAGTAATTCTGATCCATCAATTAACAATTGAGAAGACAATCCTATGGCATCACTAATGATAATATCACCAGAAATGCAGGGAGCTAACATACTTTCATATATGTTAATTTCTTCAAACATTTGGCGTATATCTATTTTGCCACCTTTTGTAACTAAAGTTAATTCATTAATTCTATAGTCTGTGGATTGTCTTAAATTAAAATCACTCATAGAGAGTCACCCATTATTCTTTTAAATTCTTCATCAACTTCTTTTGAAAATTCAGGTTTTAAAATTATTATTTCTCTTTTATTTTCATTTAATTGAGTTTCATAATCATAATAGTTTTCTGTTTCTTTTGATACCACAACTCTCAAAGGTGTTCCATCTGTTAAGGTATAGTTTGTTGTTGATATAATAACATTGTTGTAAGTATTTGCATCAACTGTAATTGTACTTTTTTTAAACAAGCCATTTGAAAGATCAGTTCTTGTTTCAATTTTGTAATAAGCTTGAATATTATTTTTTGCCCAAGTTGTGCCACTAACCTCTGTGTTTGCTGTATCCGAAAAACTTGGCGATGAATATTTTGATTCAATAAATTTAGCTATCGATCTTTGTGAAAGAGGCCATTCATAAATTGGATCTACAATGTCATTCATTGTTAAAATTATCCAATGTCTTTCAGAAGAACCGTAAATCTTAAATGCCAAATTTTCTGGCGTATCACCATCTTTTACTTTATATTTGTAATACGCAGCTGAGTTTTTTTTCAAATCATTACTAAAATTATATCTAGCTGTAATATTAGTTATAACATCTAGTGATGTTGAATCTTTATTTTTATAATATGCTGTTTTTGGAAAAAAATTGAAATAGTTTGCCATCTTAATTAACCTTAATCTAAGTTACCAATATCTTCTTCAGTATAATTTTCACTACCCAATGCAAAATCATCAGTAGCTTCTTCATATTCGGTATCAGCTGTTGCGTTATTTTCAAGCCCAATGCTGAGATCGTCTATATCTGAGGCTAAGGTAAAACCTGCAGAATCTATTTGAGTGGAACTTACTGAATTTCCTTGGCTTACACTATCAGTAGATCCGCCACCAGTGCTTCCAAATGGACTATTGTATTTTTCTTCTCTTTCACCCTTCAAGAATTGTTTAGTAATAATTCGAGTTTCTTTGAATGATAGATCCATACGAATAGCAACAGGCATGCCGGTTCCACCTCGTTCTGGTTTATTTGCACTCAGTAGTGTTTCATATGAAGCAAATCCACTAGGTGCATAGTCAACACTTATACTTGTTAAAACGCAAGGAGCTACCTTTGGTATGTTAGGATTTATTCCTCCATTATATCGAAATTCAATTTCAAATTCTGATGGAGGAACCAAATATCTTCCAAAAGACGAAGATAAAATTTCTGGCGCTTGATGGAATGTAAATGAATCAATAATGTCTAAAATTTCTATAGCTTCTTTTTTGCTTCTTGGATAAAACATAAAAGAAAACCTAAAACTTCTAAAATCTGTTCCTTCATATATTAATTCTAGTTGAGGATTTATAGCTAAAGCACCACCCGTAACAGCACTTAAAGCACTAAACAAAACTTTACTACCTGGAAGTCCAGCCTCTCTAGCAAGTTCAGCTGCAAACGGAGCAGCATTTTTTGCCGCAGAAGAAATACTTCCTGTTTTTCTATATGCATCATAAGTTGAAGCGCCAGCTTGTGCAGCCAATCCTAATTTTCCTAAATCTTGAGTAACACTCAAATTACTATAAGATTGTTGATAATCAAAAGCCAAAGTATCTGGCATATACAAAGCAATTGTATCTTTTGTTTTTGTTATAGTTCTGAAAAAATTACCCTTTGCTAATAGATTTTGATCTGGACCAGGTGTAGATGATAGAAGCGTATTGAAAACATCTTTAGTAGTTTGAGAGAGCTCTTCTCTAAAGACCTTTCCTAATATTGAATCATCAACTGTGGAACTATATGTACCTGATACACTTTCTTGTACATCTTGTCCTTCGGCTCCAATATTTGTGTTAGGATCAGTAGCTATATTTTGAAAGTTTTGTGATGTGTTTGTTTGACTAGTTTGGCCAACCTGAGTTCTATTTTGTGTGAATATATAGAACATTATATAATGTCCTTTATCAGTCGAGCCAAGGTCTATTGGATATCTTTTATTATTTAAACTGAAATCAGTTAAGTTGGATCCCCTATTATCCGAAGAAAGAAATTTTATGTCTGTTAGTGAAAAAAGTGCCATTTTATGCCTTTTGGTTGCCTAGATACTATTTATGTCATATAAAGGAACTTTTTTACCAAAGAACCCATCCAAGTACAATGGAAATTCAAAAAATATCATATATCGTTCCAACTGGGAATTAAGGGTTATGAAGTATTTTGATGACCATCCAAATGTTATTTGGTGGGCATCCGAAGAGCTAACGATACCATACGTGTCTCCCATAGACAACAAAACGCACAGATACTTTCCAGACTTCATTGTAAAGATGCGTTTAAAAGATGGTAAGGTCACCACTTATATATTAGAGGTGAAACCATTGGCTCAAACCAAGATGCCTGTGCAAAAACGCAAGACCAAAAGATTCATTCAAGAGGCAGCAACATATGCGGTCAATCAGGAGAAATGGCGAGCTGCAGACCTTTTCTGTAGAGAACATGGATGGCAGTTCAAAGTTATCACGGAAAAAGAACTTGGTCTTTGATATAAATAGAACATGGCGTATTTACTAGACAGAATAAATCAATCGTTAAGAAAACAAGGTTTGACTCCAAGAACAAACCAAGCACGGGCATGGCTAAAATCTAAGGTAACTGAATTGAAGCCAACACGCCAAGCGTTATTACAGGATAAAACCCGTCTACGTGATTCGACCATAATTGGCAAGATGTATTTTTACTTTTATGATCCAAAGACAAAAGATTCGATGCCATACTACGACCGGTTTCCATTGGTATTACCAATAGAACAATATAATGACGGATTTTTAGGGTTGAATCTACATTACATTCACCCAAAGCAACGAATTATTTTATTGGATAAATTGAGTGACTATGCAAACAATACCAACTTTGATAAGACTACAAAGTTAAGGTTAAGTTATGCCACTTTAGCTTCCGCTTCAAAGATATTTGAAGCACAGCCTTGTATTAAACGATATCTCTTTAGTCAGATACAATCAAGGTTTATGGAAATATCTGCTGACGAGTGGGACATAGCTGCATTATTACCAATGGAAAGTTTTGTTGGTGCAACAGCAAGTAAAGTTTACGCCGAATCTCAGGAACAATTTTAATGTCATTCTCACCACAACTATTTCTATCAAACATTAAAACTAAAGATGGACTGGCCAGACCAAGTCGATACGAAGTCATTCTTCCTATTCCAAAATATATTGGTGATTTTATTTCATCATCAGCTTTGGAAAAGTTTTTTAATATACCAAATAATATCATTGCAGATATTACAGCTGATATTAATAGTATTACAGGCAACGGCAGAGATGAAACCAAAACTTCAAACCCTGCACTTTCCAGATATCTGGCATTACAATGTGAATCGGCTGAATTGCCTGGAAAAACATTGTTGACGCAAGATGTTAAAATATATGGGCCTGGATTTAAAGTACCATATCAAACACAATATACTGAAACAACATTAACATTTGTATGTACAAATGAATTCTATGAACGTAAATTGTTTGAACGATGGATGGAAGCAATTATGCCAACAGACACAAACAATCTAAGATACTCAAAGGATGAAGACACAAGGTATATGACAAATATTCAAATCATCCAATATGATGATTTTATTAAAAAAATATTTATTATAGAATTAATGGATGCTTTTCCTATTTCAGTTGCATCTCAACCACTATCTTGGAGCGAAGAAGGTTTTCACCGTGTTTCGGTTCAATTTACATACCAAAAATACCGTGTGGTATATTCTGGCAGCTATGATCTTGCGGCCGCAGCTGCTGCTTTGTTTGGAGTTAAAGCTTCAAAATTCTTTGATAAAGCTGGGCAATCCATTAGCAATGCTTTGGTTGCACCTTTAGCAGGAACTATTTTTTAACATACTATGAGGATATAAAATGGCGTTACCAAAAATTGATGTGCCAACGTATGAAACAACTTTGATTTCATCGGGTAAGAAAATAAAATATAGACCGTTTCTTGTAAAAGAACAAAAACTATTTCTGATGGCAGCACAAGCAGCTGATGAGAAAGAGACTATTGATGTTGTCAAACAAGTTTTAAATAACTGCATTATCACCGATATAGATGTTGATGATTTGCCAACATTTGACCTTGAATACTTATTCATGCAGCTTCGTGCTAGGTCTGTTGGTGAAGTTGTGAACTTAAAATACAACTGCAATAATATCGTTAAGGATGATAAGGATGAAGACAAAGTTTGTGGTGGTTTGGTTAAATTTGATCTACATCTTCTTGAAATTGAACCTACACGAAGCGAAGAACATAACAATAAAATTGAAATTAGTGACAAACTAGGTATTGTAATGAAGTATCCAACTTTAAAAATGATTGGCAATACAAAGAATTTACAAGATGAAAACATTGAAGTGGTCATAGATATGATCATTAAGTGCATTGATTATGTTTATGATGCAGATCAAATATACTATGCCAAAGATTCCACACAAGAAGAACTGATGGAGTTTTTAGAAAGTATGCAACAAGATGATCTTGAAAAAATTCAAAAGTTTTTTACTACCATGCCAAAGATTTCAAGGCCTTTGGATTTTAAATGTGGTAAATGTGGATATGAAGAAAAGATTGTCGTAGAAGGCATCCAAAATTTTTTCGTATAATATTTGGTTATGATACCTTAGGTAATTACTTTCAAACTAACTTTGCTTTAATGCAACATCACAAGTATAGTTTGACTGAATTGGATAATATGATACCTTGGGAAAGACAAGTTTACATTGATATGTTAGTGAAATTTTTAGAAGAAGAAAAAGAACGATTAAAAGCTCAACAGCAAGCGAGAAAATAAATGGCAGATAAACAGTCCAGATTAGCAGAGATTTACAAAGCCGAAAAATCTAAGGGTGGCGGACTAGCATCCACTTTAGGTAAACGAGCGCTTGAAAAAGTGGATCCAAGGCAATTCTTTAATCAAAAAGGATTTATGGCTGCTGCTTTACCATCATTATTTAAATCGTATAGTGCAACACCAATTAAATCTGGTGGAAAAGTTGCCAGTTTAGGCAGTGATTCATTATCTAGTAATGCTTTAGAAACAAAGTTAGATGTACTTATTGGTGAAACAAAAGATGTTAAAATAAACTCCAAACTTTCTGCTAAAAACTCAATGGTCTTGCCAGATATTGCAAGAGATATGAATGTGATGCGCCAAAATATACAGAAGCTGGTTAAATTACAAGGCGGAACTGCAGCTAAAGGTACAGACATGTACTTTAAAAAATCAGGAGAAAGAGAAGCATCTTACGAATCACAATTTGGAAAAGAAAAATTTAAAACTAGTCCTACGCTAGTTGGTGATAAAAAGGAAGAAAAAAAAGAAGGTGGTATATTAGGATTATTATCAACACTTTTTGCACCACTATTAACACTTGGCGCAACAATTGCTTCAGCAATCACTGGAACATTAGCAACATTATTTTCCCCAGATAATTTAGTAAAAGTATTTGGCCTTGGCTTAGATGTTATTAAGGGTATAGGCACCGCATTTCGTGTATTATTGCCTTTACTAACAAATCCAGTATTTTTGTCAATTGTTGGCGGCCTACTGGCAGCAAAATGGTTAATGGATTTAATTGATAAGAAAAATTCAGAAGCTAATACAAAAGAAAAAACTGATTTGCGTATAGCTCAAGACAGGGGTAGTCAATCGTCAAAACTTGCAAGAAGAACTTTTTTAATAAATGATGAGTTGAAATCCTATCTAAAAGATGATAGAACCGATGAAGAGCTATCCGACTTTACCTCAGGTGAAATAAGAACTAAAGATGAGTTGCGAGCTAAAATTGCTGAGGCTGAAGCATCAGGTAAAAGAGCTATCGAAATTAAAGAATCTCGTGTTGTTAAAGAACAACAAGATATACAACATGCTGGTGCATTAAAAAGCCAGGCTGATGGAAGTATTGATGCAGCTGAGATGAGAAGATTTAGCAGTAGCAAACCAAATGGTGAAACGCAAACTGAAACACCAGTGGCATCAACGCCTGCTCCTACACCAGCGCCTCAACTTCCTACAACATCACCAACAAGATCCTCAACAACACCTATAACAACTGGTCCTGGCGGCGCAGCTTTTGGAATGTATCCAAAACCAGGAGGAAAAAATCCTTTGTTGGATGTGATTGCACAAGGAGAATCTGCTAGTTCTGGTGGATACAATGCGATGAATCAAGGAACGCCAGGCGGCGGACCAGTTATAGGCTCTGGTGATTCACAAAAAATTATTCAAAAGAAATTAACAGATATGACTGTTGGTGAAATAATGGATAAAGGTGCAAAACCAAATGATGATGCAGCCAAGAGAAAACAAAATGGACTAATTTTCGCAGCTGGTAGATATCAAATTGTACCAGAAACACTAAAAGCTTTGGTTAAACAGAATGTTGTATCTAAAGAAGATAAATTTAATGAAGAAACACAAGATAAATTAGGAACGGCTTTAATAAAAGGAACTGGAGCGTTAAAATTAGCTGAAAGTGGTGATTATGAAGGAGCACAAAATGCACTCGCAAAAACTTGGGCTGCTATTCCACTTGCTACAGATGTTGGTGATAAAAAAGCGGGACAATCTTTTTATCAAAAACCTGGTCAAAATAAATCAATGCAAAATTTAGATGTTAAAGGTGCTTTAATGGCATCATCAGGCATTTCATCACCAAATCAATCTGCTGCTTTAGCACCAAATGCACCTTCATCAGGAACAACATTAGCTGCAGCTACAACAGATGTTTCAAAAGAAAAAATGATTTTAGCTTCAGCTGCACCTATTGTGAATAACAATGTAACTAATAATAATGTTAATAATACAACGGCCGGCGGTCAATCACAAGGCGCTTTACCATCCGTATATGATGATATGTTCTCAAGTTTATTCCAGCGAGTGGCATAAAAAACCCCGCACTAGGCGGGGTTGCACTTGCATGGGATTAGTTTAATCTTGGTCAGCAAGAGACTTGAAATAATCCAAGTCATCATCACTTTCCGAAATCTTAGAATCTAATACAGACACATCATCTTTAAATGATGCAACAGTATCTTCAGCTTTAGTCTTGGCGATAGGTGCGCCTGTGAAGCCTAGAACCTTGTCCAAACGACCTTTCAATTGGTCATAAGGTTTGAAGTTCTTTCTCTCTGTGAAATCCTTCAAAGAGAATTGTTTCTTCCACAATTCCTCAAGCTTCTCATCGTTACCATCCAACAGAGCAGACACATCAGCAAATTCTGATTTGTCATAGTTGCGATAGCCTTCGACATTACGAATCTTCAACTTGAAGTTAGCACCTTCCCACATATCAAATGGGTTAACTGGTGTTTCATCAGCAAATTCAGGATTCATTGCTTCAGTAATCTTATCAAAGATTTTCTTACCAAACTTGTACAGTTTGATTTGTCCTTCATTAGAAGGATTGCTTGGGTCAGAAACCACAAGAATGTTTGCTAGATAGCTTAACTTGCGTTTTTGCTTACGAGCAACATCTTTGTTTGCTTCAATGCCAGAGTTCCACAATGTGTTATTGTGTTCACAAACTGGACACTTCTCATTAAGAGTGGTCAAGCAGTTATCAATAAACCATCCGCCTGGTCCTTGAAAACCGTGGCTGAATGTGCGAACCCAAGGAAGAGCATCATCGCCATCAACAGCAGGCGCCGGCAAGAAACGAATAATGGCCATGCCATTACCTGCCTTGTCAACTTCTGGTTGCCAGAAACGATTGTCATCTTTGGAGTTTTCGGTGCCGGCTGATGTAGCCTCGACCGCTTTTGAGAGTTTCTCAAATGAATTGCTGTTACGCTTTAGATTTGCGAATGAAGTCATATAATTTTCCTTTGTATAGACGTAGTATTAACGGAGTATAGTAGATTATCCACATTATTCATAATATACTTTATTTAGTATTTTAATCAAGTAGAGTCCTCAGTTTTGCCAGTGTTACATTGATATCCTTGTGCAGAATACCAACACCACCAGCGGCATTAAAATTAACGATAATGTCTTCAGTATCATCAATTAAAATAGTTTCAGGTGTAGCATATGCTGTTTTATGCTTTCGGCCTGGAACAATATTGGCTTTGTAGGGTATACCTTTATTACAAAGCCAAACAACTTTCTGAGCAGCAACTTCTGAATGGAATTTTTCTCCACCAGATGAAGATAGAATCTCCACTTCCCAGTCAGTTGCGTATTGAATAAAATGAAGCAACTCTTTTCCACCTGGGAACCATTCAAGGTTTTCAAAGTTTCCATTCATAATAAAGTTAGGCCAATTGGTTGTGAAGTTTTTACGGTCACGAGCACCAAGAGCATCCTTACCATACAACTCTGTGAATCGTTTCTCAAAGTCGCATAGTACACCATCCATATCCAGGTAGAGTTTAGTCACTTTCATTTATTCAATACTTTCTTTAGAATCAGCCTATATTTTACATCATCCTTAGGAAGAAATGCGGCATACTTGAGCAATTTCAACCGATAATTTGGCCAATGTATAGTATCGGCAATCTTCTTAGACCAAACAGGTACGAATCCCATTTGATTGTTTAATAGGCAAACAGTTTCTATTGTTACTTCTTTCCTAAGTGCTTTTCTTAGTAGTGTAGGATAGTCATCACCAACACGCAGGATAGAGTTTGGATCGTCAAGGCCATCAAAGAGGTCACGACATTCACTTTCAAAATTGTATGACATTGATTGTATGACCTTCTGGTGCTTGCGATAATTCACTTCAGCATCTTCTAGTAATAATGAACCAACCCAAGCATTTTCATCTTCTACAAAATTAGCAACAATGAAATCAATCATGTCTTCCTTTTGTACAAGACGGCGAGACAACTTATAGAAATGGTATTTGTCTTTACGATTCTCAAATGTGGTTACACTAACATTGGTTTTACCATTGTATTTAAAGAAATCATATGATTCTTGTGTAAAATGTAATTTGAGAGCCTGGTACAAACTGAATGTTTCGTAGCCAGTCATATAGGCAATCTAGAACCTTTTTCTTTCAACATGTTATTGTCCATTGCATTGTTCTCAATCTTAGCTTTAAGGTTTGCATTAATGAGTGTAGCTGCAATCTCAATTTCAAGACCGGTTTCTCTGCAATGTTCCACGATAGCTTCGATGTAGTTGTAGTTTGACCTAGCAACTAATGCATCGATAGATTTGGCAAATTTTGCCATTTCATCTCTAGTTGGCATTATTTAATAAGTCCACAGTTAGCGTCAAAACATTGGTTTCTTTGCATGATAGCAGCTGGAAGTCCGCATACAGAACATTTATCACTTAGGTCTAATGATGTAATTGAAATTGTATCATCTTTGTGTGAACTAGCCATTAGATTGGCAGCCATGTGGTCAAATACTTGTTCACCAACATCGTCTTCTTCATACTCATCATCATAATCAGGTTCTGGTTCTTTGTAACTGTAATCAACATCAACAATTTCCAATTCACCATCAAATTCAAATGAACAACCTTTTAAGAATTGCCTGAAATGTTCAAGTACAGTTGGTAAAAAGTCAGCTTCAAATTCTAAAGTATTTTTTGATCCAACTGGACCATCGTGCTCACATGTTAGAGTAAATTTAGGCATTATTTCACCACCGTTTCATATAAAGTTTCAAATTGATCGTGGACTGCCACTTCTTCATCATAATTTTGTTTCCAGTAAACCTTAACCATTCGTTGAACGATTTTCTTAGGTAACTGTAATTGTTTGCTGATATCAGCGGTTGCTTCTTTGATAAAGTCCTTCTCCGCTGACGCTCGAACCATCGCATCAGAACATTCACGGATAACTTTTAATAGTTTATCTCGGTCGGCTGGGTTTGATAATTGATTAACACTCACTTGCTGAATAGCCATAATATACTCCTAGTTTACTTTTTCATTGCATACGTAATGCAGATTGGGTTTGTGCTTGTTTCATAAGCACACTTTACAGACAATGGGTCAACACCTTTAGCAATTGCTGCTTCGATGTTTTTTGCCATGTTGTTTCTGTCGTTGATATTATAAATGATTGTGCCAATAATTGCGGTGCAAACCACAATACTTACCGATACACATATTGTAATCAAGTCTTTGTTCATATTAGATTCCTTTGTTTCTGTCAATTTTATCACCTTTGCTTTTGTAGAAAATATGCCTGCCAATTTGTTTCTCCTTTTGTAGTTTTGTCCAACCAGGATTTACATAATCAGCATGATAGTAGGTTGCCCCATTTGTTACATCCTTCATTCTATCAAAATTTAAATACATGTCTGTTGACATTAGTAATATCTCATTATACAACGAAGTATGCTTGATTGTCAAGAGCCTGGAGGTAAATGATGGGTCACAATACCAAGAAAATTGGCAGGTCCCATTGAACTTTTGTTTTACCACATCACAAACTGTACTCGCATAGTTTCCAGTCATTACACGATTAAATGTAACGAAAGCTACCGCCTTTTTACCATCAAGTGGTTCATGGCCTGCCTCAAAGTATATGTTTTCTGCGAGACACGTTACCTGCTTCTTTACATCAGCGGTAAGTGAATTGAA